TTAGGAACATCATCAGGTATTCATGCTTGGCATAATGATTATTACATTAGAAGAGTTAGAGTGGGTAAAAATGAGGCTATTTATACTTATTTAAATGTAAACCATCCAGAATTGGTAGAAGACGAATACTTCAGACCACATGATACCGCAGTAATTAGTATACCACAAAAAGCACCAGTTGGGTCTATATTAAGAACAGAGTCTGCTTTTGATTTATTAGAAAGAGTTAAAAAGGTAGCTACCGAATGGGTTAGAGCGGGTCATAGAAATGGTTCTAATTCTCATAACGTATCAGCAACTATTTCATTAAAACAAGAAGATTGGGGTCCAGCCGGTGAATGGATGTGGGAAAATAGAAAACATTATAATGGATTATCGGTATTACCTTACGATGGTGGAACGTATACACAAGCACCATTTGAAGATATTAGTGAAGAAAAATACAATCAAATGATGGAGTCACTTAAGGACGTTGACTTAAGTAGGGTTGTTGAGTTAGATGACAACACAAACTTAACTGGAGAATTAGCTTGTGCAGGCGGAACTTGTGAAATAGATGTAGATTTAAAATCTATGGATAAGGAAAAAGAATTGAATGAAGCATAAAGTTAGTAAAGAAATTCTATATCACTTCCAATGTGGAAAATGTAATAAATGGTGGTCAGTTTCTGACTACCATTTATTGTCTTTAAATTATGATAAAAAAATAACATGTCCTCATTGTGAACATAAAGAAAATATAATAGATATAAAAGATGACTAGAAAAGACGATTGGATTACAGAACTACATTATAGAGAGTTTTTAAAACCTAAACTACAAGGAAAAGATTTTTATTGGGAAAATGGAATGATGGTAATGACAGAAGATTACCACAAAAGAAGGGGGAGTTGTTGTGGTAATGGATGTAAACATTGTCCATATTGGCCACCACACCAAAAAACAAACACACAACTAAAGTAATGTTTGAAGTATTTATTATAAAAAAGAATGCCTAATCAAAGATACGGAATAGCGTTTCCATTTGTGGATAGTCAAGAAGGATTTTTTCTTGGACTCAACAAACTTGCCGGTAGTGAGATAAAGTCTAATCTTATTCACTTGGTTTTAACACAAAAAGGTTCACGTTATTTTTTACCTTCATTTGGGACTAATTTAATAAAATATATTTTTGAACCATTAGACACCGCAACCAAAACAAATATTGATAGAGAGATAAGAGAAGCAGTTGCAGAATTTATTCCTAATTTGATAATTAATAATGTCGATGTTAAAACCGCGGATGACATAAGATTTGAAGAACAAAATAGTACTGATGTTGAATCATTAGAACAAAATACTTTTGATTTTGGTGGGGATAAAGAAATGGAATATAGTGTAAGAATAAGGATTGACTATAGTATGGGTGACGATGTTTTTGAAACTAAAGATTTTGTTATTATAAATTTATAAGATGGCAGAGAAAAAAATAGCATATACAGAAAGAGATTTTTTAGGTATTAGAAATGAACTATTAAGAATAACTAATACTTATTACCCAGATTTAATACAAAACGCTAACGACGCTTCCATATATTCAGTTTTTCTAGATTTAAATGCTGCTGTCGCCGATAACTTAAATTTTCAGATAGATAGAACATTTCAAGAAACAGTACTACAGTTTGCACAAGAAAGAAGTTCATTATATAATTTAGCGAGAACTTATGGTTTAAAAATACCAGGAAATCGACCTTCAGTCACAGTTTGTGATTTATCAGTAGTAGTACCAGCATTAGGTGATAAAGAAGATTTTAGATATTTAGGTTTACTAAGAAGAGGTTCACAATTTAGAGGTGGAGGACAAATTTTTGAATTAACTCAGGACTGTGATTTTTCATCACCATATAGTAGTGAAGGGGTACCTAATAGAACTAAAATACCTAATTTTGATTCTAATGGTATATTAATAAATTATACAATTACTAAAAGAGAAGTTGTTGTTAATGGTGTTACTAAAATATTTAAAAAAGAAATTACAGATAATGATAATCGTCCATTTTTTGAGTTATTTTTACCAGAAAAAAATGTTATAGGTGTTACGGGAGTAATCGAAAAAGGTGGTGTGGGCTACCAAACGTTACCTAGTAATTTAGAATTTATGTCTACAACGGCTAATAAATGGTATGAAGTAGATGCTTTAGCACAAAACGAAGTTTTTGTATTAGACCCATCTTCACCCTCTGATGACCCAGGTATAAAAGTGGGTAAGTACATAAATACACCACAAAGATTTGTAACTGAATTTACACCAGAAGGGTTTTTCTTTTTAACTTTTGGTGGGGGTAACGAAACATCCCAGGACCTATTAGATGACTTTTCATCCAAAGGTATTAAGTTAGACCTATCAAGGTATATGAATAACATATCTTTAGGTACAATGGTTAAAGGAAATACTACCATATTTGTACAATACAGAGTAGGTGGTGGTAAAGCTTCTAATATAGGAGCAGGAGCAGTAAATATAGTGGGTACAATAGATTTTGTAGTTGCGGGCCCAAACCCACAAATAAGTCAAACTGTGGTTAATAGTTTATCAGTAACTAATGTTACAGCAGCTATAGGTGGTGCGGACCAAATGAGTGTTGATGAGATTAGAAATTATATTTCATTTAATTTTGCAGCACAGAATAGAGCAGTAACAATAAATGATTATGTTTCAGAATTAAGAACAATGCCAGCTATTTTTGGTGCACCAGCTAAAGTTGGGGTTACAGAAATAGAAAATAAAGTAATGTTAAACGTACTATCTTATACACCAGACGGGGCTCTAACATCCAATGTAAGTTCAACACTAAAGAACAATATATCTAATTATTTATCAAACTATAGAATGTTAAACGATTATATTAGTATAGGGTCGGGTAAAGTAATTGACTTGTCTATTTTAGTTGACCTTATATTAGAAGATTCAGCGACACAAGGGGATGTGGTGACTAATGTAATTAACGTAGTAAGTGATTATTTTGGTGTTGATAAAATAGAAATGGGTAATGATTTATCTCTAGGTGCTTTAAGGGGTGATATAATGAGAACTAACGGTGTTTTAAATTTAGTAGATTTAAAAGTCTTTAACAAAGTAGGTGGTGAGTACTCCCAATCAGTCACAACACAACCATATATTAATGTCACAGATAGAGAAATTGGATTAATAGATGATACAGTATTTGCTCAACCAGACGAAATATTACAAATAAGGTTCCCACAAAAAGACATAGCGGTTAGAGTTAAAAAACTTAACAAACCCACATTCTCGTAATCTTTACTAAAAAAAGACCTTAACTATTATTAGTTTTGATACAATAACTATTTATTTAGTAAAGTTAATATGTCTAAAAATTTTAGAGTTAGAACAGAAGTTGGTAAGGATAAAAAGGTAACCTTTGACCTACAGCAAGATTTTGATTTATTAGAAATCTTAAGCCTTTCCCTAACACAAAACGATTTGTATACAAGAATGTGTGCAGATTTTGGGGTGGTAGTGGGGAGAGTAATTGCTAATAAAGGTTACGGTATTCCTAATGCAAAAGTTTCAATTTTTATACCTTTAGATAGTGTAGACGCTAATAATAAAGTTATAACTTCACTTTATCCTTATACTGAACCATTTCAAAAAGATGATAACGGGGTTAGATACAACCTACTGAGTCCTAAAAGAAGTCATGATTGTCATGTACCGGTAGGTACTTTCCCAACCCTAGAAGACGTACTAAACAAACAAGAAGTTAGATATATTTATGACAAATATTATAAATTCACCGTAAAAACTAATGAAGCGGGTGATTTTATGATTTATGGTGTGCCACCAGGAACACAAAGTATTGTCATGGACGTGGACCTTAGTGATATCGGGTGTTTTTCTCTTTTACCAGAAGATTTTAAAATTCAAGGATTTCCGGACAGTGATTTTGATGGCCCACGATTTAAATCAGATGCATCAATAGATAGATTACCCCAAATAATAAATCAAACTAAAACTATCGAGGTAAGTCCGTTTTGGGGTGATGAAGAGTTTTGTTCCGCGGCGATTACAAGAGTAGATTTTGATTTAGCTGATAATAATTTTTCTATCA